ACAGGCAGCCCAAATAAGAAATACGGCTGGGAAGTATGTGGCGAGCAGGAACTTGTGGAATTACCTGACGAAACGGAGACGCCATTTAATGAAAAGAAATCATAAGGGATTGAACTCCTAGATGCAGGTGGTGAACAAGATGAATGATCGTCTATTATCCGTTCTGGAAGATATTGCCATCAATCTGGAACGGATCGCGGAGGCGCTTGAAACCCTGGCAGAAAAATAAGAGCCGCCCAGAAGCGGCCCTCGTGGTGGGATGGAGACTTGATAAATCTATCTTACCACGGGGAGGCGGCTTTGGCAATGACTACGAACGAAATTGCAGCGGCGGTACAAACTGGACAGGCGGATGTCCTGGAGCTATGGGATGCGGTCCAACGGTTTGCCCATGACCGGGCGTATAGGTGGACCAGGGCGGCGAAGGGGCGCGGCGGTGCTGTCCTGGATGACCTCGTACAGTGTGCTTTTATAGCCCTCCTGGACGCCGTACAGACATGGAGGCCGGAGGGTGGAGCGTTTCTCACCTGGTATGGCCTGAAGCTCAAAACGGCATTTACAGAGGCCACGGGGCAAAGGACAGAACGAACCCGGCAGGAGCCGCTTGACCGAGCATTATCACTGGATGCTCCATTGACGGACAGCGAGAGCGGCGAGGGCTTCACCCTGGCGGATGTCATAGAAGATCCCTATGCTACGGCGGCGGTAGAAGCTGTTGCAGAGCTGGACTATCAGCAGCGGCGGAAACAAGCCCTTGCAAAGGCCCTTGACGGCCTCACAGAGGACCAGAGGCGGGCGGTAGTGCTGCGACATTGCCGCGGCTTCACAGTGGATCAGACGGCGGCTAGAATGGGCACCACAAGGGCCGCGGCCATGACAGCAGAACAAAAAGGACTGCGATTACTGCGGCATCCGATCAATCGAGAACTACGAATGTACTGTTAAAAAATACCAAGTATTACCGATAAAAAGGAGGTGTTGATACTGACTCAAAAGCAGAATAAAGCGTTGCTTGCGCTTTTGACACAGCCCACAAGAGAGGCAGCTGCAAAGGCTGCTGGGATTACCAGCAAAACCCTACGATCCTACCTTGATGATCCTGCCTTCTTGTCTGAATATGAAAAGGCACTGTCTGGACTGGTGAAGGATGCAACTAGGCAGGCACAACAAAGTTTAAGCCCGGCACTCTCCACTTTGCGAGAAATTGTAGAGGATAGCCGTCAACCGGCCACAGCCCGGATCAGTGCAGCTAGGAGCTTACTGGAGTATTCTTTGCGGCTGACAGAAATCACGGATATTCTGGATCAGCTGCGTGAGCTGGAGAAATGGAGAGATGAGTCAAATGGTTAAAAACATAGAAGCCCGCCTTGACCGGCTGAAAAGAGCAATTCCAGGCCCCGGCGTGGGTATCATGTACCAGACTGAAAACGGCTGGACGGCCTACCGTGGCGCAATCCAGCGGGATTTTCACAGCGAGGGACAGGCCCACGATTTTTTGAAACCATGCAAAACTGTGATAGTGGTTGACGTTTGAGGGAGGTGCGGTATTGCCAAGCATTAAAGAGCGGTTGCGGCTGCTGTCAGCTTATGTGGAAACCATGCGGCCAGAAATGACAACGTTCATTGTGGCGGGCGGCAACGAGTTTCACACACTTATGACAGCAGAGGAATATCTGACTCAGTGCGGCGCATACACCCCGGACGGACGGCGGATCGTGCTTTATCCCCATCCCGTAGAGGGGGTAGACGCTTTGAGTCTGTCCCTGTATCAAATGATCGACGAGGCCGTGGAGGTTGGAAAGCTGGAGTTTCCAGAATTGGAGAGCGATGAACTATGAACGAGATCAAGACCAGACTGCGCCGTATTGCAGACTATATTGACCGCAAACACGGGAAGCGGCTCACTATTCTGTTTCGCACGTCAGACGGGGGAGAACAGACCGGCACCGTGGATGACCTGATAGCAGCAAAAGGGACCTTTGTTCGGGTGCTGTGTGGAAACAGTATGGAAGATCTTGACCGGATTTTGCAGTATGAAATTCCAGAGTATTTTTGTGTAATTGATTGACAGAAAGGATGATGTAAATGTGGATTGACCCTGGACCCTGGGAAGTAGACGAAAACGGCAAGCGTTTCCGCCGTGTTGGACCTGGATGTATCGAATACCCAATGACCATCACGACAACCTACGGGGAGTTTGAAGTGGACAAAGTACCACCGCCCCCGGAGGACAAGGAACCGCCGCGCCCCAAGAGCTGGGGAGACTGCCCTTTTAATTCCAAGTGTACCCAGCATTGCGCTAGATACACCGATAAAGGATGCGGTATTGTGACCGGCGAGGGGCCGGCACCTGGGCGGCGCTGTCCGTTTGGAAACAAGACAAATCCGACAACCTGTAAAGAAACCTGTGCATTTTGGACGCTATGTAGCAGAAAGGAAGCCAATGAGAGAACCCTTTGAATTGAAAATCGTGGAACATATCGCCACCCTGGGCGACAGCGGGACATACACCAGGGAGCTGAATGTGGTATCATTCAATAACCGCCCCGCCCGCCTTGATGTGCGTCTATGGAAACAAGACGGGAGCGGGAGCAAAGTACCCTTGAAGGGCATCCAGCTTACAGACGACGAGGCACAGGCGCTTTGTAATGCACTGAATGACTATATCGGGAGGGATTGACAATGAGCAAGTATAACCAGTATGCCCAGCACCTTGATACGGCCTTTAAGATGGCCCGCGAGGAATACATGAACGCATGGAACAAGCTCCAGGCCGCGCAGAAAGCCAACACCGACGCCCAGGCGTGGAGGGCGGAAACCTACCGGGGCGAGAATGACTTAAGACGGCAGCGGGCAAGGGCGCAACTGCTGGAGGCTGAACACACCTTTAGAGCGACAGAGAGCCGCGTGTGGGCGGAGTTTGACCGGCAGAAAGAGGCAATCCGGCGCGAACTTGAAAGCGATGTGCGGGCCAGCTCCACCGTTGACCCTGACGCCATCGATGCCAACGCCCTGGAACTGCTGAAATCGGGCATCCTAACTGCTGACGATGTTTTTTCCCTGGTAAACAAGTACGACGCCAACGTCACCATGCTCCGGCTTATCTCCAAACACGCAAAGGAGCTTGCCGACGACAAGAACACCGACGCGAAAACCCGTGGGCAGCTCTATGTCCTTTGCAGTCAAATCGGCAACGGGAAGAACAGTACCATGAGGAACTTTGACGACCTGGTGGAGATCTCCAACTATTGCAGCGGACGCGGCGGCGGAGGTACACAGCGCACCACCCCAGCCCACACCACAGCTATGAGCCAGAAGTGGGAGCAGCTCTCTGGAGACATGGTGTCGAATTTCTAAGGGGGGGGGAGCCGAGTGTTTACCCAAAAGCCATATTCTGAGCAATGGATTTATAATCTTCTCGTATCAAGCTGCGGCGTTCAAGACAAGCGGAGTCTTACATATTTGAGGGGAATTGCAAAGACCGGAAGGAAAGCATATTTGATGGGCCAGCGGGAGAGACGGGCAGGAGGCGCAATGGTCAAAGAGAAAGACTCCGCAAACTGGCTGAAATCAAATTGTACAGATTCGGATCTTGCAA